CGTTCTTAAAGCTATCCATAAAATTCTGTCCCGTATTTCCAAAACGTGATCCAACAGTAGAAGTCATTGTAGGATTTGTCATAAACCTGGGAATATTATCTTGATACCGACCAGATGTATATCGTTCTCTGTCGTCTTCAAATTTTTGTTGAGCTGCTGGATTCCAAAATGATGCCATAATCTTATCTCCTTATATACTACTAATATAATACGTAATATTACCGCTATTTAATTTAATTGTCTATCTCTATCCATACATTAGTTCAATACTACCCAATGAATCATGTGATGATTGATAGATTGCAGTATTCATAGCAACATATTCAGTACACGTTGCTCTATAAAAATCTTCTGGACCTAATGCTATATTTTTCACTTTCCATCCTAATTGGAAAGCTCCTTTTAGATCTATGGATTTTGTAGTATACTGATCTATCCAATCTTGCATTTCTTTGGTTTCACTTCTTATTTGCTGCTGTTCTGCATAATGAGCTGCCTGATCTGCAGCTATTCCCTCACCTAATGCATGAATAGTCATTTGTTGCATAGATCCTATGCCTTTTAAAGCTCCATAAGCAAACTTTACAAGATTTACAGGGGTAAAAATCTGACCAAAATTAAATTGAAGACTACTGGGGGCAGCGTGAGATACATTAGTCCATCCTCTAGCAGCACCACCACCCATTGATTGACCTAAAGAATTTGTCGTTACTGGACCTTTAGATACTGTTCCTGGGCTTGGTCCGTATGAAACTGCAGCCATACCTACCATAGCAACTAAATTAAGAATCATTGCTAGTTCTGAATTATCCCCAGCTATTTCTGTAATAATCATCTGAATGGCCATTTGAACAACCATATCCATAAGTAAACCAGGGAGAGCAGCAAAGAAAACAGTTGCCATTGCTGAAATACCCCCTGTAGTACCTGCAACAATCAGTGCGTCCATTAAAGTTACAGTTCCTTCTGTACCTGTTCCAAGAGTGAAATAAGCTACAACAACAATAATAATAATCATTACTAGAGCTGTAAGAAAGCTCATGCCTTCATGGACAATTTTCTCGTAATGAGCTACATATATTGATGCATGACCTCCTGCTAAAAAGAGTTTACTAACTTGAGTATTAGATAAGTCTTTAATAAAATTATGAATAAATGGGACCATCAAATCCCCTTTATTCCCAAGATTAAATTTAACTACTCTAAAGTGTCCGCTAGATCCATCGACAACTCTACAAGAAGAAATTG